TACGACGGCAGCATTGTCTTCGGGGGTTGATCTCAGGTCGGGCCATATATCGAGAGTAACTGCTCCAAGAGAGTCTGCACTAGCATCCGCTAGAATCTTATACAACCTCGCTGCCATTGCTGATCCAATCTGAATATAGTCCCCCGCCTTGAACGCATTGACGAGGTTTGCTGTGAGTCCATCAACAACGAGTGTCGATCCGGTCTGACCACTGCCCTTAACAAGAACAGTTCCAGACACTGTACCTTGTGGGTCTAACCCATTAGGGTCGGATAAGAGAAAACTTCCCTTTTTCCCCTTTAGTGACATCAGAAATGCGATCCACGGCTCTGCTCTCTCGCGCCTCATTCGAGGGAGAGTCACAGATGCAATCCATCTCTGTCCAGGATAGACGTGACTTTGTTGAGAAAATGTGAACGGGGAGACGGATGCAGCTACCACGTTCTCCGAGGAGATTGTTATCTGGGCAGGACCACCAACGTCGGTCGGCATAGATAGGGGATACGTTATAGTCATTTTCTTTTTACCCCAAATCCGCTGCCATTTTACCACCACGTCTGCGAGCATTTGCTGTATTACGCGTCGAAGCTTCCACTATGAGTGGAACAGCCTTATATATCTCGCGCTTGACTGTAGCAACATCGGATCCTGTGATGTTGAAATTATTGTGAATATGAGTCTGCTCTGAGACCGCGTTGGACTTAGCCCCAGCCACCGCAACCCCAAGTTTGCCACTCGAGGTGCGCTGTAGAGGTAAGATTGCTTCCGGACCAGCCTCACCCATAAGTCCTCTGCGACCTCCAGACATACTGAACATCGTAGGAGAGTCCACCACCCCGCCCTTCGCGTAGGCTGTGATCTGATTTCCACCCATCCACGCTCCGCCATTGGCCTGAGATGTATTGAAAAAACCCATAAGACTACCGACTAGACCCGTTCCAGTCTGAGACGTCGCGCTCCACTGGCCGACGATCTTCTGAACTACCATGACCTCGTATAGTTGCTCAATGATTGAAATAGCCATACTCTTGAACGCATCCTCCACAGTCGCCGTTCCGTCCACCATCGACATGAACGCGTCGGACATGGACGACTGAATTGTGTCAGAGATGGACTGCATGTTTTCTATTGCACTCGTCTTGTCCTCCAGAGCCTTGATCTCCGCAGTGATGGCATTAATCTCAACTTGTGAGTAATTAGACCTATCTTGACCGAGAGCCTGATAGACGCGCTGCTGCTCATCAGTGAGTCCAATCATTTCGCGCTCGAGCTTGATCTGAGCACGCAGTTCCTCAAGAGGATCGCTTGCAGTCTTATTCGTCGTTTTAGACTTAGGAGGAATATAGTAAGCCGCTCCACTCATCATGGCTTTGGTTCTTCCAACCTCGGCCTTGTAGGGGTCATATCCGGGTTGGCGAGGGTCATAGATTGTCTGGTCGCCCTTGCCCTTGCCGAGTCCAACGATAGCTTGGGCTGATGCAAGACTGATTCCAAGTTGAGTTGCCAGTCTCTCTGCAACAAGAGCTGCCCCGTCAATACCAAGAGATAGGTCAAGAAGAGTAATATCTTTTCCAACATTGTATGCTTCCATCAAAATATCGACAAGAGCCTGCTGTTTGACTCTCTCTTCTGCCAGTCTACGAGTCTCCATTCTCTGTAACTCGCCAGAAGCATACAGGCGAGCCTCATCGATTGCCTGCTGGTGACCTCTTTCTTCAGCCATCTTTCTAGAAATCTTGTCTATTACGTCGACCGTCTTGGACTCGTCTTGATATCTCTTATACGCCATCTTAGATGCGTGATCTGTAGAAGACGCTATAGCTTCTTGGTGACCTCTCTCTGCAGACATCTTAATGGAAACCTTGTCGAGAACGTCGACAACTTTAGACTCTTCTTGATATCTGCGATAAGATGCCTTCGCTGCACCATCTGTAGCTTGAGAGATAGCCTCCATGTGTCCTCTCTCTTTAGCAACCAGCATCTCGGTTTCGATTGGTTTACCCTCACGATGCTCCTTCATTCTGGAATTTGCTTCAGCAATCATCATAGTCAGTTTGCGATATGCCTCCAGCATGTCGTAACCACCGGACTTGATTACGTCCTGAGCAGTCTGAATATCCGGAACAGCGTCCACGAACATAGCAGAAAGCTGACGGGTAACTTCTTCCATGTTGCCCGCCTTGGATGCCTTATCGATCGCATCCTGATATCCCCGGAAGGTCTCGTAGCCCATGTCGAAGCCGAGCTTCTTATAGTTCTCGAGAGAGGTCTCTCCCATGATCTGCTGCTGACGCTGATTAGCATCGACTTGAGACTTTGGCGAAGGAACAATGCCAGCACCACCACCAACCGCGAGACCTGCGCTGAGGTATGAGCCAAGAGTCTGAAAGAATCCAGGCTCGACGTACTCTTTCTTGAGCTTTGCAAAAGTGTCGACCATGTTCTTCATAGCCATCGCCTCGTCCAGCGTAAGAGCTGACTCGGTCATCGACTTGATCTCTTTGGAAAGAGACCCAAATATCTCCCCATATTCGTTCGTATTCAGCTCTCCGAGAGTATCGTTGAGAGTCTGGAATGACGAGTTCATGTCATTGATAGTGTCGTCGAGGCTCTTTGCCACACCGTTAGCTGTCAGATACGCATTGGCAAGAGCAGATACGATTGCGATACCAGCGCCGATGACAGCACCAGTCGCACCGAAGATACCAGCGAGCTGAGCACCCTGCTGACCAAATGCGACGAGTACGTTCGTGCCACCCTGAACCTGAACTGCGAAGTCACCAACCTGATATCCAAGTTGCTGGAATCCACCACGAGCGAACTTGGAAAATCCGCGCTCAGAGGTAGTCATGACCTGACCGAACTGATTCACAGTGTGACCAGCTCTCTCCATCTTAACTTGAACGTCAGCTAGAGTGGTGTTGTACTGATGCTGAGTGATGATTCCCTTCTCTAGGGAGCGGTCCAGAGTCTTGATCGCCGTGTCGTAAATCTGCTGTGCGCGAACCGCAGGATTCACGGAAGCATTGAGTCGAGCATACTCCGCAGCGAGCTGAGCATGGGCCTGCTTGAGCTTATTAGACTCATCACGCTCGCGCTCCATCTGTTTTACTCTCGGAGACTCTATCTCGCGATTGTACTCGTTGGTCACGAGTTTTATGGCCTCGCGGCGCTGCTTATCCGTGATGATTTCTAGCTCATACGCGTCGTTAATCTTGCGAAGACTCTCTGAGTATCGCATATTCGCAGCGTAGGCTTTATCGATCGAAGCAATTACTGCGTCGTATGCGGATCCAGCTTTCGCGAGTTCTGCGTTAGATCTCTCCTGCAGAGCGATGCGAGCTTCTTCGTCTTCTACGCGAATAGCACCAGCAACCTCGACCAGCTTCTGCTGAACGAGTTCCATGACGCGAGCGTACTCTGTAGCAGACACCACCCCCGCATCCATACCCTTCTTGAGCATCTCTTCGGTGCGGTAGTAATCGAGTGTCGCCTTCTCCATCTTGGAGAACGAGGCCGACGTATCTTCGTAGGATTTCCTCAGACTGGCAGCAGTCTGAACGAGCTCCGTCTGAGCCTTGATCTGACGCTGAATGGAGCGCTCGTGAGCCTCTTCTGCGCGAATGGCCTTCTGAGCGTTCTCTTCCAGAGAATTGGTGGCAGCGTCGGCAGCGCGAACATAGTCCTCGATGGCCCGACGTGCTTCGTCCTCTCCGCGAGTAACAAGGAGGAGACCAACTTCACCCAGATCCATCAGTATCCCCCATATTATCGTCATCGTCGTGAGACGCCTTGAGCCACGCCTTATCTAGTCGCATGACTGCCTTGACTTCCCACTCGTCAAGACTATTTCCAGTCACCCGCATCCACGCGTCCATGTCGACGTAGGAGATAGGGTTCACCCCGTTTATACCATACGTCCGCCCATCATGCAAAGACAAGAATTTATCCCACAGTCGGCGGATTGGCTCGGGGAACGGGGGGACGTACAGGTCTGGGTCGTCCTCCCCAGTAATCTTGACGATGTGCTCGAGATGTGTCCGAAGCGGAACTCCGTTGACTTCTCGACTGAGTTCCGTGTTCTTGATCACATGGTCGATCAGGGCTTGGGCGACGTCTCCAAAAAAGATTGACCATCTTCCAGAGCTCTGTCGCACTGCTCATAGATGAACGGAAGCCGTGCGAATACTTCGCGAATCGTAGCCGGAGTACACTTGGGCTTGGCTCCGTCGAGCTGAATATCCCACGAGTCGACCATCGAGACGACGAAGTTCAGGCGATCTTGGCGCATCTCCTCCGGAGTAATTGTGACCTTACCGCCAGACGCCTGAACGCGCTTGAGACGCACCGCCTGCTGAGCGTCCTGCTCGCTACGATACTTCTCGCTATAGAGACCATTCATCGTGATGGTCATCGGAGTGCCATCGTCGAACAGAATCGGAACGTAGTTCGGCATCACTAGCGCGACGGTAGACAGATCTTTCTTCTTGATAGAACCTAGGTCCATTTTCTTCTCCTAGTCGAGTGTCGGGTTGGAGGGAGCGCACCCCGACAATTACGCTCCCTCCGTCTGCTCCGGAGCAGATTACGGGTTCGTGCGAGTCAACTGGATGTTGGTCACAGTGGTGGCATCGTAGAGGGCAGTGAACGGCAGGGTCACGAGACGACCCTTGGTTCCGGCGATCGGAACCGCCGCGCCCGTGTAGCGAATGTTCGGAAGCGAGAACGTGTAGGGGTTCGCATTTGTCTGATCGTCAATCTCGAATGTCAGCGTGCTGGCTGTCTCTGCAAGGAACTTGTTGATCAGAGTCGAGTCCGTGTAGCGAACAGTCAGCGTTCCGGTAACAGTCATCATACCATACTCGGGTTCAGAAGCGATGTTGCTGCCGATGGAGTAGGCATTCGTCAGATCGTTCGACATCGTCAGGTCGATTGCGGTGACGTTCGTAATTGCGGAGCCACCTTCTGTCACGCTTCCGTTGAATGAGTCGAATGGGGGATTCGTTGAGTACGTTGTTGGAGTCGCAGTCTGAATGGAGGTAGATGCCTGAGCCAAGTCGCGACCGACAAGGTCGAAGCGAGCGTTGACTGGTTGATCGGGGGCCATCGAGAGGTTCATACCAGATACGGCCATGCCCTTGAATAGACGATACTGCTTCGTTGCACCAGCTGAGCCGTCGAGAGCTTGGTCCTCGATTGAGAAGTACTTCTGCGCGTTGCCGACCTTCAGGATGTTGGACGAGAAGGAGCTCATGAACAGAGACTCGAACAGAGAGTCGAAGTCCAGCTTGCGAAGCTGAGCATTGATAGAACCAGCGACGTTCCGATTTCCGTGACGTAGATAGCGCGGCATACGATCAGGACGAATGTCGTTTCCCTCGACCATTGTCTTAGTCAGATCTAGACTGTGTGTTCCGAATGGAAGAAAGGAGTAACCGGTAGTCGGCGAGGTGCCGTAGGTTGTTTCAGTCGCGATCGCCAGACCGCTGCGAGAACCTTGAAAGCTCATTTCAGTCTCCTTAGTTGTGAGCGAACCAGCCTATCGTGACCGGTGTACAGTGGTAGAGATCGTCAGGATAGCTCATTCCGACCTCGGAATAGATTATCTCCACGAAGATCGACCCGTAGGAGACGATGGAGTGCGGGAGAAAACGGTTGCAGAGAGTATCTGCGACAGTCAGTCCAGGACCTTCGCCAATGTTCTTCGGCTGGCAGATTGTAAGAATGTAGACTCCGTCGACGCGATTCAGAGCCGTAGAACCGATGTCGATCGGCCTGCGTGTCGTGGGAACGAGCTTCGCTCTGACGAAAGGAGTCAGTGCGCTTGGATCGTAGTCCACGTTGTCGAACACTAGCGTAGGAATCCCCGACGTTGCCGCCAGATACGTCTCGAGTGCCGCCCTGATGGTCGCGATGTTCGAGCTCATAGCTTGCCGTACCCCATCAGAATATACGCGATGATGCTCTTTGAGATCTCTCTCGCTTTGGTGTACGGAGCATATGTGGGAGTCTTTGGTCCCCCATACTCCACGACCATTCCGTGATGAGCAGAGTTACCAATGAAGGCTTCCTTGTCGTTCGGACCAAGAGCGTCGATCTGACCGTTGAGTCTGTCCAGTGCTGCTCTCTCATGAGGAGTATAGGGTCTGCGTCTGGGCTTTCCTCGGGACGACATGTCGGTCCCAGAGCTAGATCTTCCAGACGTGATGTTATGTGCATCCATGTAAGTCCCTGTGTCCACGGGACTAAACTCGACGACCTTGGCTGCAACAGCTTTGAAGACATCTTTTCTCATTGAGTCAAACTCGGAGAATGTCTCATCGAGGAGTCGATCGACGCCCTTGAGCCTTATATCTATGAGACGAAACTGAGTCTTCATGTCCACCCTCGCGACGCTATGATACGCGGAAACTGCAAAGAAAGCAAGTCATGCGCGTACTCTGCAGACGTAGAACACGTCGGAAGATCCCGTGGGCGCAACCGACACAACATCTACGATTCGCATCGTACCTTTAACGCCAGTCAGTCTGTCGTTGACCTGAGGAACCACGACGCCAGATACGATGGTCACCTTTCTGTCATCAGACAAAATAGTCACACCATTGATTTCATCTTTCGTGTAGTAACTGACCAGACCAGTGACCGTATATGTCGTGATTGTCTCTGTGTTCGTACCTGTCGTCGAGCTATACGACGTCCCACTGACTCTGGACAGAGTTATATCATAACCAAAGTCAGAAATCAGACTGTTCGCAGTCTTAGTCAGCTCAGATCGGATCGACATAGGTGTTGACCTCCGATAAAGCATCTACCGAGAACATAGAACTGACTCGATCCGAGTCTGCACGAACTTCAGACACTTCAGACACAGACAAGCCGCCAGCGTCCGGAAGACCCAGAGACTTAGACCCAAAGCGATTCGCCTTTCTCTCGAGCTTACGAGAGAGGTCCAAATAATTCTTCTGTCGCTGCGAGTAGCTTGCCTTGATGTTCGAATTGTCAAGCGTGACATCAACGAGACGCCCATACTTTGCAGCAATGGTCGAGGCAGAGATAGACGCAGCTAGGTAGACGTCGTCACTGGTTTGCGTGAGAAAAAATAAAATTTCCTCATCCTGCAACTGCTGATCGGAGGTGTCGGTATCTCCGACAAGAAGACGCACTGCATCTCGTCGACCGAGTGTGGTGTCCGTCTTAGGTGACGCAGTGTATGTCCAAGTCATGAGTTAGCCTCGACGCCTGTCTACGATTGACTGGCGCTGAGCTGCTTTGGTAGTTTTCAGAACTGCACCTTCTCTCTGTGCTATCGCCTGAAGAACCACAAGCGAGTCAACATCCAGATCGGAGTTGTCGGCGGGGGGAGGAGTGATTTTCTCGGTCTGCTGAACTTCGGTAGTCTGAAGTTCAGTCTGCTCGGCCTCGATGTCGATCTCTTGATCGGAGTGCATCAGCATCCCAGCATCGAACATCAGCTTGGTGCGACGCAGAGAGACTGCTATTCTGTCCCATCGGAACAGATCTCCTGGATGAAAGGTTCGACCCGCCGCGCTGAATGCGCGGCGAACCAAAAGCGGTTGCTTTGAATTGAAGACTTTCTCAGCAGTGAGTCGGGCCATGCCAGATACTCCAATCAGGCTACGATCGTATTCCAGAAGAAGCCAAGATCTGCCGACACCAGCTTGTGAGCGAAGGCCATGCCACCCTCGATACGATCGGCTTCCTTGATGTCCATCGGAATTCGCTTCATTGCGACGCCGAACTCGTTACCCTGATTCAAGTAACCAGTCCAGGAGAACGTGTAGCCCGCCGAGGGAGCCATCAGCGACGGAGTCGGGGCGGCATAGGTCAGCAGTGCCCGCTTGCCGGCGATGAACGAGTGAACGTTCGTCAAACCGTCGGCTGCGGTGTTCTGGATCGCATTCGCTACGACCACTTCGTCAACCTCAAACAGCATCGCCAAGGCCTCCTTGGAGACCCGAGCTGGGTTCCCATTTCCTACGCCTCCAGAGTACTTGACGCGGTCGATGATGTCAGGGTGGTCTACGAGAGCGTCATAGACCTGACGACCAATCACGAATTTATTGGCATCGAAACCTGTCGACTGCATGATTGCAGTCTTGGCTGCGCGGACATTCTCGATGGGATTTCCGTTGGTAGCGTCGGACCACTGGATGACTTGACTTCCAGTTGCGCTCGACGCAACCCCAGTCCAGTCATTGGACCAGAGGCCGCTGGTGAAGTAGTTGGTGACCCAGTCCACTTCTTTACGAATCAGCAACTTCTGCATGACGAATTCCGAGGCTGCACGAGTCAAGTCCAGCACTGCGTCAGCGTTCGCCATCGTCTGCCACGCGACGTCGTGGTGGAAAGCGGTGACGGGGGTGTAATAAGTCGGAGTATTGTCCAGAGTGAAACCCGATCCCGAGGACTCAGCTCCAGAGGCGCGAACGCGAGCTTCGTCACGGTTGAAGTCACCGCGATCGAAGGTGTAATATCGATCCGACTGCTTCATCACAGGAACGTTCGGGAAAACGCGACTCGCGACGAAGTTGTTCCGGTCCTGCAGAAATGCGATGCTGATGTTGGTCAGCACGGCATCAACGTGAACCGCGAGATTGGTGGGTGTAGTCATTTCTTATTCTCCTCTTCAGTTCACACTATTACACGGGACCACGCGGATTGAACAGCACGCCGATAATTGCACCGCTCGCGCCAGTCTCCATGGCAGTACCTAGGATGATGTTGCCAGTGGTGGCTGCGACGGCCTTGCCTGTGGAGTCCGACGTGACGTAAGATCCACGGGTAATTGTGCCGCCGCACTTGACCTGAATGATACCAAGAATCGCCATTTCGCCAGCGCGACCAGCGGCGCTCGGATCATTCTGCAGGACACCATCTGCATGGAGACCCGCACCAACGACGGCGAGCTGACCCGACGCGTTGACCTCAACAAAGCAGAACTGCGACGCAGACAGGTCCGAACCTGCCGGAACCGTCACAGAGATTTTGGAATCTTCGAATGCCATCTGTTTATCTCCTCTGGCTCGAACCGATCAGTTCCTGGACTGAACTTCAGCGGCAAGTTTCTTGCCTTCGCCCGACTTGGTGATCTCGGCGTAGGCAGCATGATAGCTGGTGCCGTCGGCAGCAGCCTTTTCCTTCGCCATCTTGTCGAGGCGAACGGATGCTTCGGTGTCGTCGACGCTCTGTGAGCCGAACTCCTTGAAGGACTTGGCGACGGCAGCGTCAGCGGCCTTCAGAGACTTCACGACAGCGTCGCGAACCGACTCGTCAGCGATGGACTCGACCGACTTCAGCAGCGCGGCCTTCTCATCCTCGGTCCCGACCATGTTCGGAATCGTCTCGACGGCCCGCTTCTTGAGATCAGTCAGCTCTGCAGCTTTATTGATATCGTCGAGCTCCTTGGCCTGCTTCTCCAGAAGGACGAGCAGAGGCGCGGGAATGACGGACTTGAGAATCTTCTCGCCGTCCAGATCGATGTACTCGACTTCGGCCCGCTTCTTGAGCTTCATCTTGCCATCTGCCTCTTCGGCATCCATGCCCGCCTCGTCCATGGCGGTCATCATCTTCTTGTTCTTGTCTTCGGCAGCTTTGAGTGCGGTCTCCAATTCGGGAACCTTGCTCTCAAGCTCTTCGAGACGCTTTGCGAGATCTTCGGGTTTCATCGGATCCCCTCCTTTCATGACGGTTGCTCGCTTCCACAGGACGACCCGAGAACCACCGTTCGCGGGTACGTCGACGTGACTGACTTCATTGAGGATAAGACCTCTAATGATCTTCTTTCTCTCAGGCAGCATACTTGCGTCCACTTCCACCAATAGAGAGGGCAGGCAGATCACCGGACTTGATGAGTTCCCAAGTCTGGTCATCGTGAACGCGGAATCCCATGATCAGTCCCTCGCGATTCGACTCAATACCCAGAGCCTTCGCCAGTTCCTGGGAGAGCGGGAGGCAGCCGATAACTACGCTGACTTGCTCTCCTTCGTGAAGAGACTTGCCGACCCGAACGTTCTCCATGAAGTCGATGGAGGCCTTGGTCAGTTCGCTCATCGGGATATGGTCGCCGTGAACGTCGAAGACAGGTTTCCCGTCCTCGGTTGCGACTGACGCCCAGCCCCACACGACTCTCTGCTCTTCGTCCATCTTGATAATCTTGACGGAGGAGCTATATTGCGACTCTCTATCCATGACAACTTGGAGGATAGCACGGATGGCATCGTCGAGCAAGCCCTGTTTTTCGCTCGTGACGATATTTTCTCCGTAGACTGCGCGGACGTAGTCGTCCTCGGTAGTTCCGGGACGGAACATGGACTGTCCATCTATCGTGACATGATGTACGAAGCCGTCAAGACCGAGCTCGGCCGAGCGACTCATCGCTCCCAGTCTGTCAGTGAAGACGTCGTCGTTGTACTGGCGCTTCTCGATGTAAGAGTCTGATGCGCTCGACATGATCGGCTCGAACTGAATCGGTCCGAATACGAGGTCGCCCATGTAGGGCTCGATGTCAGTCGGTCCACCGGAGTAGCTGATGGTCACGTGAGGCATATAGCTCGGCCAATCCCAGCTCGCACCCTGAGAGCGATAGTTATTCCACTCCGACACCAGATCCACGCTGTCCATGACCAGAGCCGAGGCGCTTCCGTTACCGAGAGACATCATGCTGCGGTTGCCTCCCCGCACGGTCACGGTCCCCATGCCCCAAGAGAGCTGATTCTCGGTATTAGGCATCGGAAGAGGAGTGCGCGAGTAGACGATCGTGACGTGCATATCCTCCGGAGTCAGGGTCGTCTCGTAGCCCTTAGACTTCGCCCAGTCGACCAGATCCTGAGCGTTCAGCAGCGGACGAAATCCGTAGAGCGGGGTGACGTCTCCAGCAGCCTTTTCTAGCTGATAGCCTCGCTCTTCCCACGCCTGACAGGTGCGGAGATTGTGGCAGATGAAGTCGAACTTGTGACAGTATCCGCGCCCGCCGCCGTCAGCGTCGAACTTGTTCTCTGGAATGTGCTCCATCGCAGCGAGAGCTTCGGTCGTATTGTCGAAGTACTCGCAGTTCGCGCAGAGTTGACGACGAGCCTGTGCCTCGTCAATCATCCACACCTCGGCCATCGTGGCCCAGTACTCGTCGTTCATTCCGGTCGTGACCTCTGGTCCGAGGTGCCAGTCCTCGGAGAGCAGATCGCGAACTTCGTCATTCTTCTCAGGGGTGAGTGCCTCCATGTCGCCAGTCATCTTACTGAAGCGCTCGGAGACGCCCTTGGCCCAATCCACGCCGCTTGTACCGCCCCACAGCAACCACGCAACGTGACCAGCGTCCTTCCACGGCTCGCTCTTGTAATCAGGGGCGACCTCCGCGTTGCTGCGATGACGATTGAACATCGCCATGCGCTTCACGGTGCTGAGACTGAGTTTTTCCCCGCTCGCGAGCTGACTGGCACGAGTCCAGCCGACGATGGTTCCACCCTTGACTTCGTCTCCGTGCTGTTTCTTCCACTCGATTGCCTTCTTGGCGTTGTTACGCGCAGACTCGGGAGCGTCGAAGGAGTCGGACTTCTTGATCCATACGCCGGAGTCACCCTTCTCGTATCCCGCTCTCTGTAGGGCGGCCCACGCAGTCGCGAAGGCGATGCTCTCAACCTTGCCAGCCTTCAGCTGACTGTTGACGACTGCGCGGAACATGGCCCGACCAGCGTAAGACGGAACAGCCTCGCGCACGGACTGCGGAAGTTCAGAGATATTTCGATAGGGCATTATGGATAATCCTTTTCGAGCCAGCCAAAGAGTCCGGCGGTGACGTTTGCAGCCTCGATGTGACTCATTACTCGTCCTCTCCGAGAACCTTGTCGTCCACTGCGGTCGAATGAGACTTGGGCGGAAGTCCTGCGGCGTTCAGCAGAGCATTCTCGATCCCGAGGTCAGGGAAGATGTTTGCGTTTGCCAGAGCCAGCGAGCGAATGAACCCACCGAGTACGTCGAGGTCAACAGGGGCGAGGTTTTCGTACTGAATCTCTGGCATAAGTGCCGGATCGAACGAGTTTGCTCCCCAAATCATCGGAATTAGGACTCTATTGATCGGAGCAGAGACCGAATTGAGTATGCTTCGCATAGATTTGACGAATATATCGGTCTTCGACTTGCTCATTGCGAATGATCCTCGGTCGCTCGTGCCGAGCATGAGGAAGTCCGCCAGCACCGAGCGAGCCATGTCCTGCTGATGTCGAACGATGGATTTGTTCGTGTCGATGTCGCGAGTACCCTTCGAGGCCAGAAGCTCGAATTCCACCATGCGCTGATTTGATATCTTTCCGTCCTCGTCCACGTAAGGGTCCGACGGAATCAGCAGATATCCCTGCTCGTTGTTCTTGACGTCTCGCAGTATCTGCTTGTACTTGTTCACGAAAGCCACCTTCGCGGCGTCTGCGTCCGGATCCAGGTAGTCAGACGGAATTCTTCCCACCGGAAGACCGTTCAGCTCACGCTCGATCGCGACTGCCTCGTACTCCTGGATGTTCGTGACGTACCGATAGCTCCGATACGCATTCCGCAGGATCGACTTACCTGCCGGATCGGCGTAGGCCGACTTGATCTTCATGTGAAGAAGACGATCGGCGGGGATGTAAACCATGCCATTCTGAGAAGTGTTCTGCCATGCTCCACTGAGAGTGCTGCCGTCCTCGGCGACTTCGAAGCGGTCGATTGTCCACTGCGGCCGAGGCCCCAGCTTCTTGATGCCAATCTGACCGTCTGTCCGGCGCTTCATCACGACCTCGAACAGACTGAAGCCAAAGGTCAGCATCGTCATCGCGTCGTCGAGGAAGTCCTCGAACGTGAACTCCATGTCGTCCATGACACTCTGCATGAAGCCCGCGTAGACCTGAGCCGCCGGAGTCTCATTCGCTGGTTGGAATGACCACCGAGCACCTCGCGTCAGCATCGTGATACCCATCAGGATGGCCCCGACGGTCGGATCGTTGTCGGACATGATGCGAAGGTTCCGCATACCAGTCGCGCCGCGAAGCTCGATCATCGTGTCCAGATAGCGAATCCCGAAGTTGGCGTCGTATCCACCTGCGACTCCAGTCTCGCCGAAGCTCTTGGGATTACGTCCCATGATTTATTCCCTTCTCTCGCTGGAGCTCTTCTGCTCACCGTCGATGGCGAGATTCTTCTCACCCTTGCTCTTCTTTCCGCCAGTGAGGTCCGTGAGCGCCCAGACGAGAGCGTCGACTCTGTCCGGCGAGCCCTGACCCTGGAATCCGTCATTGGTCATGAGAAGCATCTGCTCCTCAAGCTTGACCATCCCGCGCATGTGTCTCACTCGCCCCTGCTCGTACAGAGCGGCGATCGGCTCGGCCCGAACGACCTTGCCGCGAGATGCGCGAACCTCCTTGTAGGACACGTTCGGATCGACGTTTCGTATCACGGCCTCGACCATCGCGCCACCGTAGTTGACCTCGGCCACCACGCGATCGGCTCCGAAGTCCTCGTACGCGTCCACCACGGCTCTTCCCCAGACGGCTGGAGATCCGCTGCACGTCCTGTCGGCGAGAACGATGAAGTCCCCGCTGAACTCCTCCGCCGCCACCACGATGCCGATGGAGTCGTTCGCGGAACCAGACGGATCGACCGCTACGATGATCCGCTTTAGATCGAGGTCCGCCAGATCCACGTCAGGACCGACGTGATGGATATTCTCGTTCTGCCAGAGAGCACCGACGACGTCCTCCAGCAATTCCGCATATAGCTCCTGTCGGCCGAGACGAGTTCCCTCGTACTTCTTGCGATACTCCTCGAGAATTTCCTCGGGCAGGTGAGCAGCATTCGCGAACGTCGACGACCTCGATACCTTCGTGCGCTGATTCGCCAGAATCAACCTGACGAGCACTGTGGTGCGGGGGGTAGTCGTCACGACTATCCTCGGCTTAAAACCGAGTCGGAGTCCGAATATCAGGTTGTCCCAGACGTCCATGGCAGTCTTCTTGGACCAAGCGCCGAGCTCGTCGCACCAAGCTCGGTGATGCTGGGGGCCGCGAAGACGCTCAGGCTCCTCGGCAGAGTATCCGACGAAGTACGACTCCCTTCCGCAGACCGTCCGAGTCCAGAGCTCGAGACTGGTGCGGTTGTAGTTCAGGATGAGAGACTTGGGAATGCGCTCCAGGAGTCCAGACTCGCCCTCGAAGGCCGTCTTGCGAACGTCGTTGCTCGTGGGTCCAAGGATCGCGATCCTCTCGGGGGCGGCGTAGGCGTCCCACCAGATCTCCTCGGCGCCAGAGCGAGTCTTCCCGGACCCCCGTCCAGCCATCAGCATCCAGATGAGATAGTCGTCCGGTGGTAGCTGGTCGGGTCGAGCGGTCGCGATCCACTCGTAGCGTCTGCTCATCGCCTCCAGATGGAGGGGCGGGAGGAGCATGAGCTCCGACGCGAGCTGGTCACGAGTGTGTTCGTCCATGGGTGATGTCTCTCGGTCCGGGGCTCCCGCTGCGAGTATAGCGCGTCTGGGTGCGAGGCGCAAGGTATTGCGGAGTGCAATGACTCAGT